TTACTGCTACTATATTGGGGTTTGCCATTATGTTTCTCCTAGAATCCCATTACCATCGCAAGCGCGATGCTTAATCCTGCTGATATGCCGCTTGCGGCTGGCGTAGCTGAAGACCACGTAGAACCGTTAGAGGTTAATATGTTTCCGCTAGTGCCGGGAGCAACAACCTGAACCGCTGATGTGCCATTACCTAAGATTACGTTGTTGGCGGTCATGCTAGTTGCACCTGTACCGCCGTTGGCAACAGGTAGTGTTCCAGTAACTTGAGAGGAAAGATCAACCCCTGATAGCGTACCACCTAATGTGAGACTGCCTGATGAGGTGACCGTACCTGAAAGACTAATTCCGTTAACTGTGCCTGTACCGCTTACGCTAGTAACCGATCCGCCTACTTCTGTTGGATTAGCGTTAATTACCGCAGCGCCTGCTCCCACACCGTCTGTGACAAGCATGACTTTAGAGCCACTAGCCACGTTAACCGTAGCGCCCGAACCTTGCTTGATGGTAATGATCTGGCTGCCAGTAGTAGCGTTCTCAATTAGCCATACTTTAGAGACTGTGTTAGGTCCAAGCGTCACCTCGCGTGTAGCCGTAAGTGAGGATGCCGAAGTGATCTTTAAGTAGAATCCACGAGTGGCATCCGCCGTAGCGTCCGGCATGGTGAAGGTTTCGTTAGCATCAGCAGCCATTTGCTTAGTGCCGTAGCTAAAACCGTCCGTGACTAGCTCTAGGTTAGTGTTAGTACTGGTTCCCCAAGTACCACTTTCATCACCCGTGGCGATCTCTTTCAATCTTAAATTGTTTACATAAGTTGCCATATTTAATTCCTATGCTGCTGAGTCTATTACTATCCAGTTAGGGGTTTGTGAATCTGAGACAGTCACCCAATTAGGTGTCTGTGCGTCTGGGACAACTGTCCATCCCGCTATTAGTACTGTACCAATCTGGCCTGTGCCTGCTACCCCTATCGGATAAACATTGGCAGTGCTTGTGTTTGTTACGTTTCCTACTGCGCCCGTGCCTACTGTTGTGCCAACAGTATATGCCACTTCCGGTACAACTGTCCCTACACTTCCAGTGCCTACAACGCCCGTAACGGCGACGTTCCTAGCATAAGCTGGGATTACTGTGCCAATAGCGCCAGTGCCTACTACTCCGGTAACACTTACTACAGTACCTACACTAAAAGTAACTGTGCCTACTGCCCCAGTAGTTACAACGCCGTTGGGTACAACTGAATCGCTAGTGTTAGTGCTAACACTGTTAATTTGGCCTACGCCTTGTACTCCAGTTAAACTAAAACTTGGTACAATGGACACGCTACCTATAGAGCCTGTGCCTTCAACTCCTGTAGGTCTAACTAATCCTGTATAGTCAAGGGTTACTGTGCCTATGGCTCCAGTTCCAACTACTCCTGTAGGAATGGTGATATTCCCGTACTGCAGTGTTACTGTGCCAATAGCGCCAGTGCCTACCGCTGAAACGCCGTTATCACCCCACGCGCCTTCGCCCCATGCGCGTTCACCCCAGACAGGTCCGAGGTTGACAGTTTTGGCGGCCTCGCCGCCCCACTTGTTAAAGCCCCACGGGCGTTGGCCCCACGCGCTGCTCACAGTTAGCCCCGGTTAAGCGATACGGATAATAGCTGTAGCTGCCGCCGCCGCTGGGAATTGAATCTGGAAATCACCAGAGCTTACCGTCTGGTCACCGCCAAAACTCAACACAGCACAAGCAGAATTAGAATCTCCAGTGTCGTAGATTAAGCCACCGCAAGTGGTAAAACTAGATGACCCCCACGTTTCGTTGGCAAAATCTAAAATCCCTGTAGTGCCATCAGCAGTGGGGGTAATAGACGTTAGCAACTCGCCCGGTCTGGAGTATCCTGTAGCAGTAGCAAGCTCATCCGAGCCCATATCAGAATAATTAGTAGTCGCAGCGCCATACGTTCCGCTTCCTGAAGCCACCGCAGTGAAAAGAGCCATCCTGAACCGAGTACTTCCCGCAGTGAAGTTATGTAGCCCTTTAAAAAGTTCTACTTTAAACGATGTGGGCATTGCCGTTGCAATTGTAATAGCCATTTTATACCTCTAATAATTTAACTAATTCTGGATGTCCTGCATCCCGAAAACGGTTGGTTAATGTTGTATTATGGGAAGCCACTGCTTGACGCAAGTAGCTGACCAGAACACCTTTGATTTCTGTCCTGAAGGCTTCTGCTTGGGCTTGTATGACAGGGTGCGAATTGTTACCAATAGAGATAATTTGATCCAACGCTTGCTCCGCTATCTCTTCAGGGGTAAAACCCCTTCCCGACATAGTTCCCACTTTCACCATGCCTACTTCCATTGCGCCTGCTGTGCTTATCATGGTCCGGGTGACTCCGATCTAAGGGGTATCCTAATGATACCATCTCTGTACTCGTCTCTTCTTCGACGACCCTGTTGTTCAATCCCAAGACCTTGAATAGCTTGCTTATAACTTGCTTCAAAGAACTGGAGCATTTCTGTGGGACCTTTCGTGTAGCTGTACGCTTGGATTAGGCAAGCATATAACAACGCCTCTGGCGAATTAGTGCTTACCCACGTTGTGGTGTTTGTTGCAGACAGTTGCGCCGGTCTTGTTATGTAGCCAATTTGCATAGCAATATTAGCATTAGGTGTCGGTGCTAAGTAAAAGGTATCTTGATCCCAAACCGAGTAATACTTTGGTACACCTTCGACGCTATAGTCCGGCCAATATTCTTTAAGAAAAGAGGTGTCCCTGAATTCTAGAAAAGTCTGAACTCCCCCTATCGTTGTCATTAAATATCTATGAGTAAGAATAGTGCTCGGTGCAGCTAGGAATCTATTACCCTTTGTGGACGTACCTGTTGCCTCAATTCTAAATACATCAAGATCGATGTCGCGCAGGATGCGGTTTTCGGCCATCGTGATAAACGTATTAATCACTGCGTTAGTAAACACATTAGCGTCTACTTCAGTGTAATTCCGTATATTTGTAACTAGCTCGTCATATGTCATTTAATCTACCAAGCTCACTTACGGCGTATTGGCTTGTCCACCCATGCCTGAATGAATCGTACAGTAATAATAAAGTGTAGGTGCGCCTGTAGCCACCACTATCTGTGTATAGGCTCCTGCATTGCCGGGTATGCCATTCGTGGTCACGCCTGTTGTATATTCTGATCCTCCCGAATGCGTTCCATCGGACGTGATAGAAAGACGCAACGGATGGCCTCCATTAGTTCCTGCCGACTGGTCAAACTTATAGGTGGACCCTTCGTTTAAAGTCAGGGTTGCTTGCTGCACACCGTCCACATAATATTTATTGCCTGAACCCGTATTAACTACCGTAACGGTTAAAGTTGTAGTAGTAGGAAGAATTATTGTAACTGTCCCAACCGACCCAACACCCTCTACAGGCCGTTGTGCAGGGAAGGGTTGCATGTTTGTTGTTCCTGATGTGTAGTTTCCACTGCCTATACTATTAAACGCTGCATCGCCGGGTAAACCCAAGAAAACTACCACCGGCTCTACTCTATCTGTTCTAGGGTCCCGAAGAGCTATTGCATCGCCTCGATAAGTCAAAGGCTCTATTTGCGGAGACTTGGGTTCGTAGTCTTCTGGACAGACCATGAAGCCCTTCCAGTTCTTTCGCAGTGTCTGGTAAGGGTATTGAAATCCGCAGTAATCGCAGATTGCAATTGAATACTTACCCGTAGCGTAAGTCACCTTAGCTCACGCTCGGAACAAAATGGACGCTTGCTGTGTCCCTGTCTTCGTTCGCTGCACGAAGAAAATCCTCTTCGTAAATAGCTTTTAATCCGGTTGTGCGATCTGCCGCAAACTTCAAAGAAAGCATATACGCCAAGCCAGAAGCTAAACAAGGAAGGAATCTGAAATTTACATCAGCGGTGTTAGTGTAAGCGCCCGCGTCTTGTATCCGTCGAATCCGATAGTAGACAAGCGTGTAGGCTTTGTCTGCAGCAGGCCAAAGAAAGATAGTAGGCGTTATAGTTCGCTGGACATAGTATTGAGTTGGCCTAGCCTCGGTAAGCTTGTTAGGTACGTTTAAATACTCGGAACGGCTTATTCTCGA